TCAAAAGCCTTACCTAATTTTTCCAGTGAACGTAGACTAGCATCCATAGTGGTTAAATTTAACGCACTTCTGTTATGATGCCAATCACCTGTAAAGATGCCAACATCACAGCCATTTGCTTTGGCTGTTTCAATATACCAATCTACAAAACGTTCGCAATCGTCGTTGTGAATTTTACTGTTAGATTTAAGTCCGAAGTGAATATCTGTAAACACTGCGGCCTTTTTGAATAATTGTGTCATGCCTTTCCTTATACTAATCTAAAATATTATACGAGAAAACTTGTGTGTTTGTCAACCTAATAGTCTGCTTTTGGACGTCTAATACTTTTATAGAACTCAGCAAGTTTTTCTTTGTCCTCTTTAAAAACATTTTCATTTTGTCTTGTAAACGAAGGATTCAGATTGTTTTCTTGTAGGATGTCGTCTCTAATATTTTGATTTTTCTTTTCTATGTTTAATACTCTTGTAAAACTGTTAGTAACCGCCGCAGTGTAGTAAGCAAATGGATTTTCGCTTTTGCTTTCATCAAACTGCAAACCGATCTGCGATAGTTGTAGCACAGCCTGTGCTCGCATCTCGTCGTTGTAGGTGTAACCACGCCAGTTTGAACGTGTTCCGTAACGATCAGCAAGTTTTAGGAACATTCTTCCTAGTTCTTCTGTGATACGACCGTGTGTTTTACTAAAACTGCCGTTTTGCATTCCGCCTTGCCAATGGCTTTTACCAACACAAATCAAGTTGTCGTTGTCATCATATTTCCAATGTTGAAACGGAGGAAAATTCACTCGTGTGTGCTTGTCTGCTACTGTTTTAGTTTTACGTTTACGACCAGGCTCTTCTGGAATATGATCAAAAGTCATAATCCTAAAAACTAGGTCAGTTTTTTCAATTTTACGCCAATCTGGTGTAACTTCTGCAAGTTTTGTCTTTTTGTCGCCACTTTCACGTGCGGCTTCATATGCGGCTTTACCGATGCGATCTGCACGGTTTCTTTTTGCTTCTGCTACTGTTAGTCTGTTAACTTTTTCTAAACTGGGTAAAATTATATCATATGTCGCATACTCGTCGTCTGTATACGAACTAAAACTGTTTTTGCTTATATGGATCTGTTTAAGCAGATCTCTATTGTTCAAATATTTCACTTTTCTCATAAGAATCTCCGTATGTAAGTCTTATTATAAACTACGCAGTTAATAAATGCAATAAATATTATTGCCAAAAGGAACCAAAATAATATGACAACAGAAAGTGATACACAAAGTTTAGGTGCAAAAGAACAAGGAACTGGCAATGACGGTTTAACGTCTTTCGGCACTAGACTTGTTGAAAACCTAAAAGATGCTACAGGATTATCTGGAGCAATTAGTAGATTGCAAGGACTAACGTCTGAAAAACAAGGACCACCTCCTGTCAAAAAACAAGTATTTTCACTAACTGGTCGTATCGAAGAAGATCCTAGAATCAAAATTAAAATTCCTGATAGTTATTTAAAAGGTCCTGCAGGACGTTTAAGCGAAGACGGCGGAGTAGTATTTCCGTACACGCCTCAAATTGTAGTTCAAACACGAGCCAATTATAATGCTTTAAGTCCCACACATAGTAATTATGCTTTCTATGCTTACCAAAACTCACAAATGGATGCAATATCGATTGTAGGAACTTTTACTGCACAAAATATAGATGATGCAAGATATATGCTAGGAGCAATTCATGCACTAAGAGCAGTTACTAAAATGAATTTTGGTAGTGGTGATAATATTGGTGCACCACCTCCGGTTTGCCAATTGTCAGGATATGGAACTTATCAGTTTAACAATTTACCTGTTGTAATATCAAGTTTCTTTTATACACTAAACGAAGATGTTGACTATATTGCATCAGATTCAAACGGCAATGACGATGACATTACAGCAATGCCAAGCAGAGCAGAATTTACTATAGAATGCTTACCAGCATTTTCAAGAAGAGATCAAGCGGCATTTAATATTAACGAATTTATTCAAGGTAATCTTACAAAAGATAAAGGAATGGTATAATGGCTAGTTACAAAAAAACCAGTTTATATGGAACAACGCCAAATAGAACTCCAGGTATTTTGGATGTTTTAGATTACAGACCAATGCCTTTTTTAATTGACGATGTAAAATATGAAATCAAACCTCAATATAATTATCGACCAGATCTTTTAGCAAGTGACTTGTATAATGATCCAGAGTTATGGTGGGTTTTTAAGTCAAGAAATCCTTCAGTACTAGATGATCCTATATTTGATTTTGTAGCAGGAGTAGAAATTTATATTCCGTCAAAAAACACAATTGGTAGAATTGTTGGAGGCGCATAATGTCTGAATCAGGCGCAACTCCTAGTCTCGATATTCAAAGACTCAGAACCGATGGAGCATATTGGTCTGAGCAGATGAATGCTGGTAACATACCTACGCAGTTAATAAAAGATGGGGTTGTTCCAGTTGGATATTCTGGAGTAGACTTATCTCGTGCCACATATATGGCTAATGGACCAAATCCTATTCCTGTTACAGGAACAACCTTGCCTGGAACAAATCCAGATGCAGATCCTAGTTTAGGTAGATTTGGTAGATTTAATGCTGATGGGACAGTGCAAGGTCCAGGACAACTAGCAAGACCAAATGGCAGTCTTGCATCAAATAGCGATCCGGTACCAGAAGGCGACGAATGGCGCCAACAACTAATAAATGATATAGATAATGAAATCTATGTAAATGCTACAACAGAATATGTTTCTCAAAACTTTGAAGCACCAGATACTCCAAGAACTGAACCTTCAGCATCAGACAGTGATCCTGCTTGGCAACGATTGTATGGCGAAGTAGGCGGAAGACACAATCTATTACACGATTACAATTCCTACAACTATATTATTACATTGGTTGCTATATCAGACGATCAAGTTAAAGATGCAAGTTCTTACAAAGGTAGAATTGTATCCGGCGGCAATGTAGAAAGCAATGACTTTTACATTATTGCAAAATCAGGCGGATTTAGAAGAGATATATCTAGTGTATGGATGAGTAGTTTTAGTACAGATGCAAACGGTAATAAAAGTACAGAAAGTGTTTCTCGTGGAAATTACAAAGACCTAGGCTATGAAGATATAGGTGTAAGTAATATGGGAGAGGGTGACAGAGATAAAGACCTTTTTATTGATGATTTAATATTTGATACTCGTCCTGGCATTAATGACATGGGTCATTCTAATTTAACCACAGGTCGATTTAATGTAACAGAACCGCACGGAGTGGGTGGATTTTACAAAGAATTATGGGCCGGCGCAAGACATGCAGGACATCTTGATTACCTAGGAGCACCGTTTTTACTAGTAATAAGTTTTGTTGGAAGAAAAGCCGGAGAAGATGGAGCAGAAGTTCCAGATAGAACCACAAGATATATTCCTATTTTGTTAAAAGGCAGTCAAATGAGTGTTGATGCTTCTGGAGCAAAATACAGTGTAGAATTTATGGGATATAATTCAGGAGGCGCAAGTGCAAGTGCGGCTTCTACGTGGGACGTAATTGAACCAAGAATTAATACTATTGAAACAGTAGAAAGTATTGCTTGCAGTGTATTTCATGCTAACACACTGGCACATCAAAAAATCATGGACGAAATGCAAGAAAGTTCGGACGATGAAACAAAAACAGAAATTGCTCGAAGAATGGCAGACCAAGATGCCCTGAGGGCATCGATGTCGCAAAGTGGCCTAGGAGCAAATACTCCTGTGGTAAAATATCAAGGACACAAATACTACTGTTGGTTTCCTGAGGACTTTAGTGGAGCCTTTGCTTCGCAACCAGGAAATTTCCAAAGCAGTCTTTGGGAAACACAAGTAGAAGCAATGTTAGCCCAGGGAGAAAGTTTTATAGGAGATGTGGTTAATATAAACGGCAATCCTAATCAAATATCTAGAGCAGGTCTGAATGACGCCATCAGTCCAGTTTCGGGAGTGGCTATTGCTGATCATGAAAGAAAAGTTACAGCAAATCAAGAAGAACAAAATAGGCTTAATACAGAACTATCCGCGGCAGAAACTAATTTTAATACACAAGTAGGAATTTTTAATCGAAAACGTGAAGAACTTGCTAATGTAATCAAAAACTCACAAGGTGTTAGAGAAGACGACCTTGAAGCATCATTACGTTCGGATTTGCTTATCAGACCAGACACTGCTGAAGCCGAAGTAAAAAGTACCGTGGATGAAGCACAAGATCAAGCAATAAATTTTGCTGTACAGTTTGCTGGAGTTCCAGACGGTCCTCCAAGCGGAAGAACACCACCGCAACAGCCTGGATTGACAGAAACAGAAATAACACAGGTTATTACTCTTAGAAATGAGATTAATACAGCCGCACAGCAGATCAATTCATTAAGAGCCACGATTGCTAGAGTAGAAAAGAAAAAAGAAGATCTCGAAGCGGAAGCATCAACATATCCAACACTTACATATAATCTACAAAGAGGCGGGTCAGCATGGTCGTTTAAGAAAGGTGTAAACCTAAAAACAGTTTTAGATATACTAGTTACTAACAGTCAGTACATGCAGATATTCCAAGAAGATTCAATCTTAAATCAAATTGAACAAAGTGAATATATTCCTTGGTATAATATTACAATTCACACAGTACCAATTGCATTTGACGTTTCTACAATGAGACCAGTATATGAAATACACTATGTACTATCACCGTATAGTGTGCATTACAGTAAAATGCCAGGAGTTAACATAATTTTCAGCACTAAAAAATTAAGAGAACGTGCTGTTAGAGAATACAATTATATTTTTACAGGTAAAAATATTGATGTTTTAAATTTTGATATCAAGTATAATAATCTATTCACTATGCCTTTGCTATTGAGGCCGCCTAACCCTGAAGCACTAGGAGCAACTACTCGCAGAGAAGAAATTGTTAATACATATCTTAGTGCTCAAGATCAAGCCATGGAAAGGATTAGCACTAGAATTTCAAGTAAACTAGGAGAATCTGGTTTTACACCAGCACAGGCGGCAAGAGAAAAAGTAAACTATAGAGATATAGAAATAACAAATAGAAACAATATAGGTGTAGCACTAAAAGAATTTTTATATAATCCTCCGTTTGAACAAGCGTTAATTAGAGCAGAAATAGAAATTGTCGGTGATCCTGTTTATGTTATTGGTAGTGGAATTACAGAGAGACCTATTGTAGCAATAGATGACATTATTACTCGTGATGGTGAAATGAATACGTTTACTAGAGAAGCAGACATAATTTTTAAATTTCGCAATGGAGCAGATACACCAACAGCAAACGAACTAAAAAATGGCCAATATCTACAGCAACTTCAGCCTGGAGATTATGACGGTTTGTATCAAGTTATAAAAATTGAAAATAGATTTAGCGAAGGTGTTTTTACACAAAGTCTTTCTACAATTAGACGTAAAAATCAAGAGCAAGACTATGAAGTTACAAAAGTAGAACAACAAGAGCAAGCCGCACGTCAATATGGAACTAATCTGGGATCTGAACAAACAGAAATGCTAGCCGAACAAGATGCAGGGTTTAATACTACTGCACAAAGACAAAGCGGAGTTGCTGGGCCTGATGACGGATTTAGAGCAAACAGTACTGTCGGCAATTACACTGACGGTTTAGACCCGTAGGAGGATAGAAAATGAGTAGTTTTTATAATACACAAACAATTGAAGCAAGTAAACCTGCTGGTGAAGAAAATTTATCTAAGCACACCCAGCCTAATATTTGTGCAATTCCTTCTAATGCTGATCAGTTTGTAGATCAATCAGACTCGTCAAGAGCAACAGGAACAACTTCGGTTGGAAATGGATTTATAAGTGCAGGTAAAGCCACAGTTAAAGGTGTAACAGAATTTGCTAGTGATGTAGGAGATGCACTTGGTAAAGTGCAGAGTGGTATTGCTCAAGCACAAGCAATAGCAACAGATCCTGTAAGTTTTGTTGCCGGACTAGCAGAAGAAGCCACAGGGTATAGTATACCTACCAGTCCACAAGGTGTTTTAGATCTATTATCAAAGTTTTCCAAACCGCCTGTTTCCAGTGACGGTAGAACAGATATATCAAAAGAAAAATCTGAAGGTGAAGGAATTATAGATGAGATCGGTGACGTTGCATCACTAACTGTTGACGAATTGACAGGTGCTATTAGCAGTGTTGGAACTGCTATTTCAGAAGCAACTAGTGCAATTGGCGAAGCGATTAGTCCTATAACTGAACTAGCAAGTTTAGGCGGAGTACCAGTTGATAATGTAATCAGCCAATCTGTAAATAAAGTAACATCGCCTGTACAAAGTACATTAACAAAAGTACAAAATGTAACAGACGGAACACAAGGAATAATAACATAATGTCAATGTTTTCAAGCCAACTAAAAAATGCAAGACCTTTACGTCAGCGAGAAATGGATGTCATTGCGGCGGAATCTTTTCAAAGTATTATAGTTGCAGAAGTAAGAGAAACAGGCGGCGCAGGAACATTTAGAGTTAGAGAATACGGAACTACTACAGATACAAATTTAGTAACTGTTAGACCTTTAACACCACACGGTTCTTACAAGCCTGCTACTGCCGGCGGCGATGATATAGAAAATTTTGAAGACAGTCAAACTGCAAGCGGCATGGTTGCTCCAACTCCTCAAGTAGGTACAATGGGAGTTGTAATTAGAGCCAATCAAAGTTCTACACAAGGATATTGGTTAGGAGCAATTATTCAACCAGGCCTGGGACAAACAATACCTGAACCAGCAAGAAGTGATAATGCTATAGGCAGTGATGCAGACGATTTAGCAAGTCCAGTTGGATTACCTGCAGGAGAATTAAATCGTAGTGCATACGATGGTAGAGTTCCGGAAGATAGAGCAAGACGTGCAATTCATCCTTTTGCAAGAGTTTTACAAAGACAAGGACTACTAGTTGACACAATTAGGGGACAAACTACTAGTAGTATGTTGCGTGATACAGATAGTAGAATACTTGGTTTTAATACACCTGGCGGTGTAGGCACATCACAAGATTTAACATCTAACCCTAACGCAGTTGGAGTAAATGAAAGACAACCTGTAGCATTAACTAGATTAGGCGGTCATTCGTTTACAATGGATGATGGTGATAGAGAAGGAGCAAACAATCTTGTAAGAATACGTTCAAGTAAAGGTGCACAAATACTATTTCATGACAGTGAAGAATTAGTTTACATTGCTAATCAAAACGGAACAGCATGGATAGAAATGACTGCTGATGGAAAAATTGATATGTATGCTAAAGATAGTGTAAGCATACACAGCGAAACAGATTTTAATTTCCGTGCAGACAGAGATATTAATTTTGAAGCAGGTAGAAATCTAAATCTTAAAGGAGTCAAAAGAACACAACTTGAAGGTGATAATTTAAGAGTTGTTGCAAAACTTGATGGAATTATAGATATTAGAGGAAGTCTTGATGTAACAGCAACACAAACTAGAGTTGCAGGAAATGACGTAAGTTTAAACGCTGACAACTTGAACATTGCAACTAAGTTGAATACTGAAATACGTTCAGGAGAGTTAGATTTAGTTTCGCAGTTTGGACAGAGATACAGTGCAGGTACAGGAGTTGAAATAAAAACAAATGTACTAGAAAATCAGTTATGGAATGCACAAACATATAATCCTGAAAAAGTTTATTATAAAGATAACACTGTTATTTTTGGAACAGTTTTTTACAAAGCATTACAGCAAACACTTGCTCCAAACACACCAGGAGTTCCTATTCCTCCTGCTCCAGGACCGTATTGGGAGGTTATGCCTCCAGTAACACCATTAACTCAGCATGGTGATTTTAAAGTTGATACAAATGTTGCAGGACCTTTACCAGGACAAATACAACTTTTTAGTAAAGATGCTGTTAAAATTACTGCTACTGAAGGTACAATTGATTTACTAGCAGTTGCACAAAATATCAATTTACAAACTCCTCAAACAGTTTATATTGATGGATCGAGTGCAGTGCATCTTAACCTGCCTGGGCCTGGTGCAACACCAGCAACGCCGGTACCGGTTTCAGCACTTGCTACAAACGTACCATTCCCTTTCCATCCAAGTGCAGAAGGTACAGCCAATGTTGGAGAATTAGGTGTATTTGAAAATCCAACAACAGATACTTCTAGACCTTGGAATGAATCATACTATGCAGGAGAAAATCCTGTTTATAGCATTATGTTGCGAATCCCACAACACGAACCGTGGGCTAAACACGAAGGTGCTGATAAACAAGAGACAAATACTGCCGCAACAGACAGAGAAACTGCTGGTAGGTAAAGGAGTTAAATAACAGTATGGGACAGTATAAACAAATAACACTTAAATCACAAAACAGTAATAATCCTGCTAAACAAACACGATCGCAGTTGTATAAAGGCACAAGTACTGTAAACGAAAGCAGTAAAAGTTTTGCTTTATACGACCAAGAACTTATTAAACAGGATATACTGAACCATTTTAACATCAAAAAAGGTGAAAAGATTTATAATCCTAACTTTGGAAGTGTAATTTGGAATGCTTTATACGAACCATTAGATCGAAAAACTAGAGAGATTTTGCTTGCTGATGTTGAACAGGTAATTGCATCAGATCCTAGGGTACAGGCCAGAACCATTGACATTATCGAACGAGAGTACGGAATACAACTAAACATAGAATTAGAGTTTGTAGCCTATTCTCAGATAGAAAAAATAGTCTATACATTTGATAGAGAAAATGGTCTTAGTACTGTATAAAATAAAATACGCAGTTTATAATTTAAGGTAAATACTTGCATGGCAACTTATGACAGACAAAATTCACTTTTAGTAAATCAAGATTGGACTAAGATCTATAGATCTTTTACTGACGCTGACTTTACATCCTATGATTTTCCTACTATTCGTAGGACTATGATCAACTATCTACGTAAAAATTATCCAGAAGATTTTAACGATTATATTGAAAGCAGTGAATATTTGGCACTGATTGATGTTATTGCATATCTTGGCCAAAGTTTGTCATTTAGAGCAGATCTAAACGCTAGAGAAAATTTTATTGAAACTGCTCAAAAGAAAGAAAGTGTTTTAAGATTAGCAAGACTAGTTGGATATAACAACAAAAGAAATATCTGTGCAAGTGGAAATCTTAAAATCACAGGAGTTCAAACAACTGAAAATTTAAGAGACAGTTCGGGCGTAACATTAAGAAATAGATTTATTCTATGGAACGATGACTCTAATGCTAATTGGTTAGAGCAAATTATTACGATTATGAATAATACGTTTTCAGGAACAACTACATATGGAAAGCCTACTGCGTCGGATACTGTAGGCGGAATTAAAACTGATGTTTATAGAGTAAACACAAGAACTACTGATGTTCCTTCATTTAAATTTTCTAAACCTATTTCTGGAGTTAATACACAATTTAATATTGTCAGTGCAACACTGTTTAATCAAAACATTAGAGAAGAAACACCCCTTCCAGGTAACAACTTAGGAATTTTATATAGAAATGATAAAAGAGGTAACAGTTCAGAAAACACTGGATTTTTCTTCCACTTCAAACAAGGGGAACTTTTTACTTCAGGATTTCAAATAAATGATCCAAGTGCAAACGAAGTTATTAATTTAGATACAAACAACATTAACAATTCAGATGTTTGGTTATGGCAACTAGACGCTAACGGTAATTTTATTAGACAGTGGACTAAATTAGATAACACTATTGGTAGTAATGCTGTTTACAACTCGGTTGCTAGAAATAATAGATCTATATACACTGTAATTTCAAGAGATAACGATCAAGTTAGTTTAAATTTTGCTGATGGTAGTTTTGGTGATCTTCCAAGAGGTAATTTTAGAACTTATTATAGAGTTTCAAATGGTTTGTCATATACTATTAAACCGGCAGAAATGCAAAATATTGTAATTGATATTCCTTATATTAGTAAAAGTGGACAACAAAACACATTAACTATTCAGTGTGCATTACAAAGCACAGTTACAAATGCTTCTGCTACTGAAACAACACGTTCCATTAGACAAAATGCACCACAAGCCTATTACACACAAAATAGAATGGTAACTGGTGAAGATTATAATACTTTTCCATTAACTTCGAATCCACAGATTGTAAAAGCAAAAGCAGTAAACAGAGCAAGCAGTGGAATTAGCAGACAGTATGAAATTAAAGATCCAACAGGAAAATATTCAAGCACAAATATTATTGCTGATGACGGAATACTTTACAAAAACGATTATGAAATAGATTTTAGTTTTACTTTTAGCACTAGAAATGATATTTTAGGTGTTGTGCGTAATCAAATAGAACCTATTATATCAGGCATAGGAACAAAAAGTTTTTACTATGATCAATTTCCAAGAATTCAAACTGCTGGATTAAACATTGATTGGGTGCAGTCAACTAGTGCAAGCACAAACAGCACAGGTTATTTTAGAAATACCGTTAACGGTGCACCAATCACAGTTGGTGGATTTACAGGCAACAACTTTAGATTTATTGCTGTAGATTCTATGATTAAATTTGTTCCACCGAGCGGAAGATATTTCTTACCTAATGGAGAACTTACAACAACCAAAACCAAAACAACTAGAGATTATATATGGACAAAGGTATTAAATGTAGTTGGCGATGGTTCAAACGGCGGTGCTGGCGAATTAGACGACGGAACAGGCCCT